GCTTCCAGTTAGTCGAGACAGATGACAAGTGGTACGGAGCTTTTAATGCTACACAGTTAGCAGGAGCAAAGGTAGGAGATTCAGTAACCTTCTTCTACGAGTCTGTCTCTAAGGGTGACAGAACATTCCACAATATCAAAGGGAATGTAACAGTATCAGGAGGAGCTAGCGTACCTCCGGGTGGTGCTAGTGCTATGTCTCCTTCCTTGTCTAGAGATAGGTTAATCTTACGACAGAACGCATTGACTAATGCTGTTAATGCTATGTCATTAATAATGAAAGAGGGAGGTACATTCTCTACCAATGAGGTTATAGCTATTGCTAAAGACTTCGAGGCATACACATCTGGAGATGCAGATGCAGATGTTAAAGAGTCTGCAGATAATTCTGAACCTACCAGTGAAGATTGGCAAGAGGCGGCAGGTAAACTGAGGGCAGCTACCTAGTGGAAGCAGACTATGTGCCAAGAGATATAGTAGCTCTCTTTGATGGAGATGTAGTAGCGTATCGTGCAGGTTTCGCAGCAGAGAAGCGTTACTACTTTGACTCAAGGAATCCCCCCGAATCTGGGGGGATGACTTGGGACACTAAGAAAGAAGCATTAGATGAGATAGAAGAACAGTACATAGAGTACGATAGGGACTTAGAGCCTTTAGAGAACGCACTACAAAATGCTAAAAGCCTTATCAACAACTGCCTTACTGCTATACAGGAACGGTGGGTTGATTGTAACCTACACTACTTTACTTTTGTTTCAGGTAATAAGAAGAAAGAAAACTTTAGGAAAGAAGTAGACCCACAGTACAAGGCAAACAGAAAACCAGAACATAAGCCTACCTATTTACAGGAGATACTAGATTATTTGGTAGCTAACCACAGAGGCTACCTAACGGAGGGTTGTGAGGCTGATGATTTCTTTGGTCACGCTCAGTCTGATGCAAGAAAGAAAGACAAATTCCCTATAATAATATCAGTCGATAAAGATTTAAAGCAACTCTTAATCTAGCTACCAGAAAGTTTGACTACATACACACGCACAAAGCTAGACTTGTCTTCTGGAGACAGATGTTACAAGGAGATGCTGCAGATAATATCAAAGGCATCTCTGGTATAGGAGCAATGAAAGCTAGGAGGTACATACCAGATGGTACAACAGACGAAGAAGCCCAAGAGACCGTCCAAAGGTACTACCAAAAAGAGTACGAAGAAGACTGGAAAGAGAGGTACAACAAGAACTGCAAGCTCTTATGGATATGGCGTAAAATCCCGGACGAATGTCCGTTTACGGTCGAGATATAAGCACCCTTACAGTAGTAATTATGAATTTAAAGTAGCAAAATATATGGAGGAAAACGAGATTGAATTTGATTATGAGCCTGAGAAAATTAATTACATATATCCAATTAAGGCAGGATTATGTAGCAACTGTGGTAGTGAGCATGTTGGTCGCAGGGCTATTTATACTCCTGATTTCCGCATCAATTCTAGCGGAGTCTGGGTCGAAACCAAGGGAAAGTGGGACAGCAAGGGGCGTACTAAAATCTTGGCAGTCCTCGACACCTCTGGTTCCATAGATAGAGATAACTTCAGGATGTTGTTCATGTACAACAACTGGATTACTAAAGCACATAAATTAACTTACATGGATTGGTGCGAGAAGCACAATATTATAGCAGCAGTAGGGACTAGTATTCCCGAGGAGTGGTTATGAAACACATGATGATACCTGATACACAGATAAGTACGGCTAGTAAACTAGACCATATATATGCAGCAGGTAAATATATTAGGAAACATAAACCAGATAAAATCATTATCATAGGAGACTGGTGGGACATGCCTAGCTTGTCTTCTTATGATACTGCAGGGGATAAAGGTTGGGAGTATAAGGACGTTAAGGCAGACTTAGATATTGGTCTTGCTTCTATGAAAAAGTTTCTGTCCTTATGTAGGAGTCCCAAGTATAGTCCCGAGGTACACTTTGCTATAGGAAACCATGAGGATAGAATCACCAGAGCATCTGACAGTGCAGAGCACAGGAAGATGAGAGGGTTCTTGTGCTTGGAAGAAAACATTATAGAACCATTGGAAGCACTAGATGTTAAGGTGTATCCGTTCTTAAAGATATTTGTTCTTGATGGTATCTGTTACTCTCATTACTTTGTTAACCCAACTAGCTTGTTTCCTAACCCTATTGGTGGTACAATAGAGTCTAAGTTAAAAAACTTAGGGCATAGTTTTACTATGGGTCATCAACAACATAAGCAAACAGGGGAGATATTCACATGTACTGGAGAGAGGAGAAGAGGTTTAGTCTGTGGAAGATTCTATCAAGACCATCACGAATATTTAGGCCCACAAAAAAACGCCCAGAGTTGGTCTGGAGTTTTGATGAAACACGAAGTTTCAAAAGGGGACTACGATTTAATGGAGGTAAGCATGAACTACCTCCTAAAGGAATACACCTGATGCTTACACCACAAGAGTTAGCAGAGAGAGTAGCAGAGAGGTACGACCCAGACCTCCTAGTAGAAATATTAGACCTGTCCAGTAAGCAAATCTTGGACGCATTTATGGATGAGTTTATAGAGAAAAGAGAGAAGTTCTATGATGACGATGAACATGAAGAGACAGACGAGAAGGAGTAATCCCTATGCAAAAGAAGTCAGAACCCCGAAGTACAGGCAGAGGGTCGAACCCTCCAAGAAAAAAGACTACATCCGTTGCAAAGAAAAAAGGATGTGGCAAAGAGAAGGACACCATCTTTCTGGGAACTTGTATGATTGAAGGTGCTCACCTTACAGTCACTCGATTAGGTAGAGAGATAGAGGACTTAGGATTCAAAACAACTTACGCTAAACTAAAGAAACTTTACGAGGAGTTAGACTAAATGAAAGGGGATGCTTACCAAGAATACATACACCAGTCTAGGTACTCTAGGTACAGAGATGATTTAGGTAGGAGAGAGTCTTGGACAGAAACCATAGACAGGGTTAGGGATTTTTGGGTAGATAGGATACCCAATAATATGAAAGAAGATTTAACAGATGCTATGGAAGCAGTGCATAGAAAAGATATCATGCCATCAATGAGGATTATGATGAGTGCAGGTAAAGCTCTGTCAGACCACAACGTAGCAGGGTACAACTGTGCGTATGTACCTATAGATGACCCTAGAGTTTTCTCTGAGATAGTGTACATACTTATGTGTGGTACTGGGGTAGGTTTCAGTGTAGAAGGTAAGTATGTAGATAAGCTACCCGAAGTAGACAAGAACATGATGGATACGGAGACTGTCATACGAGTTAAGGACAGTAAGCTAGGGTGGGCTAGTGCCTACCGAGAACTTATATCATTACTATATTCTGGACGAGTGCCACAGTGGGACTTGTCAAAGATAAGACCCTCTGGTTCTAGACTTAAAACATTTGGAGGCCGGGCATCAGGCCCACAGCCTTTGGATGATTTGTTTAGATTCACAGTAGGGACATTTAAAACAGCAAGAGGCAGAAAATTAACTACATTGGAGGTACATGATGTTGTCTGTAAAATTGCTGATATTGTTGTCGTTGGGGGTGTCAGGAGGTCTGCTCTTATATCTCTTAGCAACCTCAGTGATGAGCGTCTTAGAGGGGCTAAGTCGGGACAGTATTGGCTTGAACAAGGAACTTCGCAGAGAGGACTATCAAACAATTCTATTGCGTACACTACGAAACCAGATGTTGACTCCTTCATGGCAGAGATGGTCAGCATGTGTAAAGATAAGAATGGTGAAAGAGGAATCTTTTCTAGGTACGCAGCCACAGAAAAGTATAAAGACCACAGGAGAGATGAGAACCAAGAGTGGGGTTGTAACCCCTGTTCTGAAATCCTCCTCAGACCTGCACAGTTCTGTAACTTAACCGAAGTAATAGTAAGACCCAAGGATACTATAGAGACCTTGCGTACTAAGGTACAGCAAGCTACGTTCTTAGGCACACTTCAAGCTAGTCTAACTGACTTTAAGTTTTTGTCTAAGAGGTGGAGAGATAACTGTGAGGAAGAAGCTCTGTTAGGTGTGAGTCTTACAGGATGTGCAGACCATAAAGTTCTTAACGGATACAAGAAGTCTGCCGTTATGAAAGATGAGATGATTGATTGGTTGCTTACCTTGAAGAAGGAAGCAGTGGAGTGTAACAAGAAGACAGCTAAGAAGCTAGGTATTAACCAAGCTGCTGCTGTTACTTGTGTCAAACCTTCTGGTACTGTGTCTCAGCTATGTGATACTGCCTCTGGTATACACCCAAGGTTCTCTAAGTATTACATACGCAGAGTGAGAGGGGATGTTAAAGACCCACTAACTCAGTTCATGCAAAAGATAGGTATACCTACGGAAGAGGACGTAACCAATAAAGAAAACGTAGTGTTCTCTTTCCCTATGGAAGCACCAGATGGTAGTATACTAGTAGAAAATGTAGACGCTATCGAACAGCTAAAAATATGGC